TCGAGCTGGATATTTGGTAGCTTTCATGCCCTGCCTCGGGCCTCTTCCCCGGATGTATCCGCCATGCGCCCCGGTATTGTACCACCGCGCGAAATAATTAGCATAAATGGTAGCCGTTACGTTATCAACTTCGACAGCATAGTGGCTCGGAATAATCTCCGACGTACCATCTGGCGCGGTTATAAGATTTTTACCGGAAAAAGCAGTTTTCGGATACGTTCTTTTTATATAATCCGTTGTTGCATAATTTGCGTGCTTACACGCCGCGGCAACATCCGTAATAAACCCTTTTCGAGTATAGTCTTCTATTTTTTCCTGCAGTTCTTCAAGCGTCATGATAAAAATAATAGAGCGGTTTACTCAACAAACCGCTCTACCCTTTTAAATTAATGTCCGGGCGTAGCCGCGGGCTCTACAAAACCTGTTTTCTTAACCGGAGCGCCTACCCCTGTTGCTTTCAGTGAGTAGGACACGACATCTTCCCCGTCCGCCGTCTTTTCCCATGATGTCGGTACATACTTACCGACAACGTATTCCTTAGTATCCAAGTCGACAATAGCAAACTGCAGAGCGCCTTTTTCGGCGGTAATTGCGTCATCGTACAAGAACTCTTCGATGACTTTCTGTGCCTCGTTGTCTCGACGCATAACAACTTCTGCGTCCAGCTCGTGAGTCTTTGAAGTCACGACGCCGTCAGCCCAGTAACCGGTATCCTTTGTTTGCGCAGTCTTGACTTCTGCAGACACGGAGTGCGTATTCGACGTCAATCCGCCCAATTTAATCCATTTCGGGCTTGCTTCGGACGCTCCCGTACCATAATTGATGTACAAGATAATTCGTTTGCCGGAAACCCCGACTTCCCCGGTAAATGCCGGGTATTTTTCTTTTGCGATAGTTACAGCCATTTTTCACCTCATGCTATTTGATCAATTCTAAAAATAAGAGTAGTACCGCCGTTCTGCCACACACCAGTATCGCCGTATACCGGTAGATTCGTCCGCAGCGAGCCTACTTTAATACTGATAAGCTGGTATCCGTCTGCGTACAGCTCTTTTTGCAGTGCATCCCAGCCCGCGTCGCCGCTTAAATAGTTCAGCAGCGCTTCCAGCTTTTCTGCAATCACTTTGCGGCCTTTATAGTTACTGTAGATCTCCAGCTGCAGCGACATATTCCACGACGCCGTATCAGGCGCCGTAGCTGTACAGTCGGCATCACTGGCACCTAAGATGCCATAAGCAAACTCTTTTTGCTTTCTGAAATAGTCTTCTATTTCGGTAATCGGCACCGCACTGTCGAACCAGTCCAAACCTATCGGACTGTTTTTTGTCACCGCATAAAACGCTTTTGTTACGGGATAAAACGGAGATTTATACTTCATATCGGGCCACCTCCACTATTAATAGCCGTCGCCGTAATCTGCAGGAAATATGGCCTACTTTCGTCAAGCAGCAGTATGTCATTAATGAGATAAATAAAATCCCTATATGACAATCTCCACGACGTATCCAGCCCTTTTACTGCACTCATACCCCGGACATCTCGAATAACAAAATACCGGGTATCCACAGTGACGTAATCACCTATGATCTGCTGCCGGCTCTGGTTACGCTGTTCGCACATAGCAGACAACGTAACCGCCGGAACGTACGTAGTTTCGCTTAAGCCGCCCAGTTCGTCACGGACCGGTGCGGACGGCTTAAGCAGCGTAATCCGATGACAAAACCGGCCCGGGTTTCGCTTAAACACAAAGCACCTCTTACGGCGTCTTAGTAAGCTTCTCAAATGCTTTGTCGTAAACAGAGATATCCGTGAAGCGGCATACAGCGCGGACCAGAACGGAGTTTTTAGTAAATCCCGCTTCTTCAGAAGACGCAACTTCGAGAGACGGATACGCAATATGATACAGAGCGGAGAAATCGCCGACAAGAATAGTATTATCCGCAAGATTGCTTCCTTCAACAACAATAATCGGACGACCCTCGATCTCTTTTACTGCCGCATTGTTGGCGTCACGGGAGAGCAGGTATCTGTCCTGCTTATCCTTCGCAAGTGCAAGACCCGCCCACGTAGCCTGATTCATAACGACAGTAGCTCCGGATCCTGCATCCAGCGGGAGTTCAATTATAGCTTTTTTAACCGCATCGACAGTGACCACGGTATTCATAGCAGCGATCTTAGTTTCTTTCGCCGCGGCAAGTACTTTAGCACAGATGTCCTTATTTACAGTGGTACCGTACACTCGATTAAAAAGCTTTCCGATAATTGCCAGTACGTCAGAGTTAGCATCCAGCAGTAATTCACGAGATACCGGAATAATAGCGCCTTTAGACGCCAGTGTATACTTAACGCTGGTGAATACACCTTTCTTCTGTGCAATCTCGGTATTTTCTTCGAAATCGGTCAGCTCGACATCCTGCTCATAATCGATGCACGGTACCGTCCCCGCGCGAGTTGTTACCGGGATAGCGGTCGCGATAGCACGAAGATCCACGCCGACTCCGTTATTTTCCCGCAGAGACAGCAGTTCTTCGGGAACGAGGACGCCCCCATCAGCGGCAACTGCGCCATTCTGACCCGCGGCTTTGTCTTCAAAATAGGTCGCATATTCAGTATCGGTCACCGCGCGTCCCAGCAAGAAATTTTTAAGTGCTGCATTAAATCTTTTTTTGTCCATCTTGTTTTCTCCTTTTAAATAACTTTTCCTTTTTGCTTCAGCTTCCAGTGCTTTTTGCTCACTATAAGCGGTAAGCTTATCTTCCAATTCTTTCTGCTTCTCTGCAGGTACGGCTTCTTTCTTTTCGATAAAAGCCTTAATTTCATCTTTCAGTGCGTCAATATCGCGCTTCATTGTTATGCTTTTCAGCATTTATCCACCTCTTTCTTACAAAATACTGCGCCAGTAGGCTGCCTCTGTCTCATCCATTTTCGGAACAGGTCCGTTTCGTTTTCGCCGATGTTTCGTCAATTTCTTATACGTCGGCGCTTTTCGGCCGTACGCGCCTCTGTACGTCGGCAGTGCACAATTAATGATCATTAAATCCTCCAACGCGTCATAACGTCGCAAATACCCGTCAAACAGCGCGTCGATTTCCGAAACAGTATACTTTCCGAATTGCTCTGGAGTCAGGTTGAGCTCACCAAGTGCAATAACCTCGAGCACTTCCAACATATCTCGAAACGTTCGGTATCCCGTCGGCCTTACGCTTTGCCTGCTTTTTTCATCAGCTCTCTCATCTGTTCCGGCTTCGGCAATGCCGCCTCGACTTTTTTTGGATCGGCTACCGTGCCCGATTTAATCAGTGCCGATAACGCGTAAGCCATCAGCAATGCTGGTGAATACTGCGGTATCGCTTCATAATATAGGCTTTCTGCATCTTCACGTGTCATACCGTCGTTGCCGTCAATAAGAGCTTGAGTAAACAGCACAAGTACATCGTGCAGCGGAGCCGCCTGCTCTTTAACTGACTGTAAAAATTTCATCAAAGACTCGTGCCGTAACTTTGTTTCAGCTTCATATGTGCCTTTATTAGTCAGTTTTAAACGGTATGTCTTTCCGCTGATTTCTATGCTTTCGAAATTATCAAAAATCATTACCCTCCCTCCTTTCTTCTGGGATTTCCACCTTCGTCACCGCCGCTATCTCCTAAAGCTCCGGTCCCGCCGCGCTGCGTGAGCATATCTGCTCCGGGTGCGTCTATCGCCGGATATCTCAGAGACCGTCTGGCCTCATTAGGTGTCAATATTCCTGCTCCAGTGTAAGCCGCGAGAACGCTTGCTTTACTCTGAGCGTCCAATGTATCAAAGACATCACCAGCACTAAGGAATCGATATCCTTTCGTTTGGTCTGCCCTATCAAGCAGCTTGAGCCGAAACTCTGCCGCGTACTGTGTAATAATCGGGATCATCGTTTGATTAAAGAACTGCGCCATTTGATTAGTTGAAAACGTAGCCATCCCAGCGCCGCCACCCACATTAAGCATTGCAAGCGGTATGCCGAAGAATGACGAAATCTTCTGCGCGGAAGTCTGCTGCAACGATTCATAGTAATCCTTGATCGCATTTGAGATATTCGTCGCTGTCATTCCCGCCGGCAACGGCAATATCGTATTATTGCTGTCCGACAGGAGCTCTCGAACTTGATTTTGCAGTTCTTTCTGCTTTGACGCGCTCAAATCAGATGTATATGACAACACAATTGTCCCGGAAAAACCGTTTATCACGGCACTGCGCATTGCGCTTTCCGATTCCGCCGACCCTTTTAGCGCATTCATCAGCACATCAATAGCTCTTCGACCAACAAGTCCGTTAATACTAAAAGCTTTAAAATGCAAAATTTCTTCAGGTAAAATAGTAAAGCGGTGCCCGGATTGTGTATCATAGTACTCGTATACCATTTTCCGTTGCCCTTGCAGTATATCTGCGTTATCCCAGTACGCCCTAACATTAAAAGCATTCAGCGGAATTAACTTTTCTACTACGCCCGATTTGCCGCACTGAATGTATGCATATGCGTTTCCGTAAGTATTTCGCTGTACTTCTATCCACCGCCAAAATTCATACGCATTTATACCGTCGTACGGCTCTACATTAAGCGCCCGATCATATCGAGGACCGAAAACCACAGGAGTATTCCCGCCCGGGTCATATAACCCCCATTGAATCTGTCCAATATTTTTAGCAAGAATCTCAATGCAGGTAGCAAAGATAACATCTCCTGCGGCGTCAACTACGACACGGCGCCCCGTACCGATAGGATAGAAATTCTTTTTCGTGCTTTCGTATACACCACCACGGAAAAAAGCTTTAAATTTATCTAACATGGCCGTTACTCCAATTTATCGGCTGTGTCGAGCAAAGCCTGCAAGTCTTCGGGAACTTTGTAATTTGCTTTGCGCTCAGCTTCCTTTTTTTCAGCTTCGAGATCCCGCAATTTGTGTACTACCCCCGCAAAACCCGCTATAGCTACCATATCAGGCTTTTTAGCTGCGTCTTCAATAATCACATGGTCAAACATTTCTGTCGCCTGCTCTCCGGTAAGCCACACTTCGCCGTTGTCAATCCGGGCATCCAATGTTTTATCTTTAGCATGCTCCAATACGATGCTATGCAAAACGGCATCGATAGCTTTCATAGACTCAATCACATTCGCTATCTCTTCTTTATTGCCTTCGGCGTAAGACATGCAATTGTGCAGCATAAGCAGGTCGTCTTTATGCATAATCAACTGATTACACGCCAGCGCGATAACCCCGCCCATTGAACATGCCATAACTTCTACTTTAGCCGTTACTTTCTGTTTACAATTCCTGATTGCATTAACCACCTGCAGCCCTTCAAGTACGCTGCCTCCGGGAGAGTTAATTACCAGCGTAACGTCTTCCGTAGCCTCATTTAATGCTTTAACTACATCTGCCGTGGCTTCAATGGCCCCATTAATTTTCAAATCCATATCATTTTTCCTCCAATCGATAAAATTGTAATTGTGTAAGCATCGCCCGCGCTCCATAGTTCAGACCTGCATCCGCAATGCTTGACATGCCTTCCCGTTGGTCGTACATGTGTGGACCCCATTGAGTCATCACCCACAAATCGGCTTTGTTCCGAAACCGCTCATTCGCTTTGTACAGCGCTTTGTAATTGTCAATTGCATCTTCCAAATAACCGTAACCTGTATCAATAATCCGTCGAATAAAAGCGTCGTCATCGTCATACGGGATATGTAGATAATCTTTTAGTTCTTCCGTTGTAATCATGTACTCACCTGCCTTTCATCATGTCAAACCAGTCGTCTACCAGCTCATCACCGGACGGCGTACGCCTGTTAAAATCAATGTAGCACGCAATAAATCCCGTCAGCGCTGCGTCCAGCGGGTCTATTCGAATATTGCTGTCTGCGCGAAGAGTAATTTTTTCGATAGAATAAAATCCGGTACCGTTCCGCACTAATAAAGAGTTCGTAACGGCTTTTAGAAATATATCTTCACGCCCCTTAGCGTACGCGATAACCCCGTCTTTAAAGTGCTGCGACAGCGCCTCAATGTACTGACTTAACGCTTTCGGACTTTGATTTTGCAAAATAAAGGTATCGCATATCTCCGACAGGCGGTCCTGTATCCCTGCGATGTTGTACGGATCCGCGGCTACCGTTACGTAATGTAAATCGTGGTCTGTCCGGATTTTGTCTATGTATTCAAAAACCTGTACCGTGTCGATATTCTCACCACCTGCGCCGGAACATAAAAAAAGTTCTGTATCAAGGTAGTCTCGATAACAAAACTTATCTGACGTTACGTGGCCCTGCAATTTCTTTTCGGGCATCCACGATACGCTGTGTATAAACAATCTATACCCGGCCGCGGGAGCATCTTTCTCTACCATCGCCCCTGTTTGATCTACGCCGTAATACGTTAGCCAATCCACCGATGTTAAATCGACCGTTTGAGAAGCGTCAATTCCTAAGTACCAGTCTTTATATCCTGCTTGTATCAAGTCTTCAAAAGTAGTATCTGTTCCGCAAGCTATCAATTGGTCGTATGTACAAACCTGTTTATCTTCAGCCGAGTACCAAGTGTTACACTGTTTCGTCACAAACGACTGCAGCGTAAACCCTTTTTTCGCTACCGCCTCTTTAGCTTTTTGCAAATATTTTTTCCGGATGTGGTCTTTAATTGTAAATCCGTCTTGTTCAAACAGCAGTACCGGATTCGCTTTGCCCCACAGCCTGATATTTGCATAGTCTTTACTCTGAATATCCGCCGCGTCGGGCTCTGCTAAAAACAAGAAAACATTATCTGGTAAAAGATCTTCGTACAACATCTTTCTCAAAGTCAACCAACTTTTATGATTGTCTCCGCCGATTTCAAACTGTGCTGTAGACATCGCGACGAGTAACGCATCTTTAAAATGCGCTTGCCCGTCTTGTATTGTCTTAGTGATGATTTCATCACAGAGCATTTCTTCGTCGATAACAGCTACTTTGTTCGTGTACCCATCCAATGAGTTCTTCGCACTCCCACCTGTCCGGAACATTTCTAAATAGTTCCCGGTATTTTTATGCTTCGCCCAGCATGCCGTCTTGTTTACATTGTCGAAAACCTCCTTCAAGCGGCGATCATTATCAATAAATTTACAAAATTCTTTAAAGCAAATAGTCGCATTCTGCCCTTTACACGACGCGAGAACAATCAATTCATTCCGGAATTTGCTCATTCCCATTAAATAGTGCAGTACGGCGGACAATAGAAAGCTTTTCCCGTTACGGCGCGCCATATACAACTTCGCGGTATTAACCAAATACCGGCCATCTGGATATCGTAACCCGAAGATCCCGCACATAATAAACTTTTGAACAGGGTACAGATTCAATCGCTTAGCTTTACCGTCTTCGTCTACATAAATCAGTAAATTTATAAACTGGAACATCCTGCGCATTGCGTTAAATGCGAATTTGTATTTTCCCGAATTGTACAGATCCAGAAACCGCTTAAAGCACCGATATTCCGACTCTCCTACCAGTTCATTATCTGCCCGTTTTACCAGAGCTTTGTAATAGTCTCCAATAAATTCGTTAAGTTCTGCCGGTACTTTCAGCAGCTTAATTTCATCTTCAACCATCACCAAACCTCTTTTCAAATTCTGTTATACCGCTTGCTATCCTTTGTAGTGCATATTCTTTTTTCACTCCGCCAGCTCTATACAACGCGTGTATTTCTCCGTGGCTCTTCTCAGACACAGTAATCAAATTGTCTAAAGCAAATAGCAAATCGGATCTTTCATCTCGTTCTTTTATGTGATGTATAATCGGATTATTTAACCGCTGTAAAACGCCAATTCCAAGCAGCCAAATATCGTAATCCATGTATTTTATACGGACGTTTCTACGGCATTTCTGCCACAAGCGAGACGCATATACTTTTTTTGCTGTATTCTCTGTCTGATATTTTTTAGCAAATTTGCGGGTACACACAGGGCATCTGTACCCGTCGTAGAGCTGATGGCACGTGTTGCAGCGTTTAAAAATCGCCATCTTTTTGCGATTCGGCCAGCATTCGTGTGAAGGGATTTCCGTTGTCAGCCTCTTCATCCTTTATTTTGTCGAACTTCAGCGCCTTATAAATCCCCAGTGCCGTTTTATTAAACTGTTCATACCGCCGCAGATGCGCCTCAACATTAGCCGCATCCATTTTGTCTAAGTTAGCAGTTAATTCCTGAGATATTTCTTCGGCTAAAACAGTAAACCGGCAATACTGCATGATGAGATTTTCATTAACTTTGTTGATCGTGTCGCACCTATGCTGCAGTGTCCAGATGTAGTTATTTAGTTTTTTAATCGCCCTGTTTCTTGCCGTATTTGTCATTTACTGTACACCTGTCTGTTAAAATGCACCTGTTGAGAAAAATTAAAAAGGACCCGCCGAATTGCGGTCCTGAGCCGTGAAATTCCGAAACATACCCCCATTGTTCGCCGATTGAAATGTTAAAAAGGTAAACAAAAAGCACATGCCGGGGAGTGACATGTGCTTTTTGCGGAAAGGAGGTTCATCCTTAAAATTCCCTTTACCATAATAACACGTTTTATAGTGAATTATAATGAATTTTAGTGAACTCTTTTTCTAAATCTTGCAATGCCTTTCCGTGTAGTTTATAGACCCACCTTATCGTGTAATTCATCTCTACCGCTATCTGCTCCCACGTCTGAATCAATATGTAATACCGATACAACACACACCTAATGCTCTCATCGTCTACCTTGTCAATCAATGCTTTAGCCTGATCTCGTTTATCGATCAACTCGTCCCATGCGGCATTTACTTTTTCAATCTGCGAATCAAGTTTGTCGACGATCTCATCAAGCGTAGCTAAATGGTTTGACTGTATCTTGTCACCAAGCTTCGGACTTGAGATATTATATGCTCTGCGCCTTAGATCTTCTAATTCCTGCTCATACGCACGCAGCAATCTGTCCTGTTCTCTGACTGATCGTAAAAACTCTTTAACCGTCATTTCTCCTCCTGCCTGCCGCGACGCACAACGCTACTGTTACGACACCGACGATAGCGCCAATTACGAAAATCTCTGTCATTGTTGCCTCCTATACTTATCTACTCTGGCTTTCAAGCTATCCATTACGTACTGCTGTGCCGCATCTTTCATGAGTAACGCCCTAGCCAAATCCTCATCACGAGTACCATCACAGATCAACTGATGAACAATGACTCTATTTTTTTGACCTTGCCTATGTAATCGCTTATTAGCCTGCTGATATAATTCCAGAGACCAGTTCAATCCAAACCAAACAACATGGTTTCCGCCGTCCTGAAGATTTAAACCATAAGCCGTACTAGCGGGATGGGCCAGTAAAATATCCACCTTGCCCGCGTTCCAATCCAGCTCGTCCGCTGACGTCTGTAATTGACGTACATGTAAATTGGTTTTCTGCAATGCGGCTCTTAGACGATCTAAGTCATGCCGGAAGTTATAAAACACGATCGCATGCTTCCCGTTAAGCTGTTCTATCAACTCCATAAAGGCCTCTATCTTATCATTATGAATCTCTTGCCATCCGCCATCGTCTGTGTACACAGCTCCATTAGCCAGTTGCTGCAGTTTATTGGACAGTGCTGCCGCACTGGTAACATCAAGTACGTGGTCATCGCCTAAATCTAAAACCATTTTTTTCTCCAGCTCGTTATAATCTCTTTGTGCTTTGGCGCTAAGGGCTACCGGAACATCGTGATAAACAATTTCCGGCAACTCTAGATAATCTTCTGACTTCATCGACACACAGATATCGGAAATGGCATCCATAATTGCTTTTTCAGCTCCTTCTTTCGGATCGTATGAGTACACCACTTCGCGGCACCGCCGCCCGGGCTCAAAGTATCGTTCCCGGAAATGCGTAAAATATTTACCCAATCGTTCACCTTGATCCAAAAGATACACCTGACTCCATAAATCTGATAACCCATTTGGGCTAGGAGTGCCCGTCAAGCCCACCAAACGAGTAATATGACTCCTGATGGCTGCTAAAGCCTTAAATCGCTTTGCACGATGGTTTTTGAAGCTACTCATTTCATCGGCTACCACCATGTCAAACGGCCAGTCGTTTTTGTAATAATCTACAAGCCATACCACGTTTTCTCGGTTAATGATATAAATATCTGCCGGTGTATGCAGGGCCCGAATGCGTTTAGCTGTGCTGCCGAGTACAGTGGAAATCCTTAAATGGCTTACATTGTCCCATTTTGCTGTCTCACGCTGCCACGTCGCCTCAGCTACTTTTTTAGGGGCTATAATCAATACTTTCTTAACCTGAAACCGCCCGTACTTTAATTCATTAATCGCGGACAACGTAATAATCGTTTTTCCAAGCCCCATGTCGAGAAATAGCCCGACAGCCGGATCTTGCACGATTCGATTCATGCAATACTGCTGGTACTGATGCGGTACAAAGTTCATACTGCGCCTCCGTTTTTTATCATTTTCTTCACGCGGGTTACATAAGTGTCTACGTCTTTCACTCCGTATAGCACCTCAACACGACACCCCAATGCCCGCAAGTGGGATATGCATAATTTCTGCAGAACGCTAAGCATCCCGGTTTCGGATTTCATTTCTACAAATTCTACGTACCCTCCCGGGAGAATAATAATCCTGTC